CTCCGCGCTAGCAAAATTATCTGCGCAGGTTTGCTCTGAAGTTACTATCTTTAATAAGACGGGGCAGGTTTGTTATATTTACGATAATGGTTATTCCGGGGATGGTGAACGGTTAGCATTAGATGATAATGATACAGTAACTGTAAGAGGTATAACTAATACCGAGTTAGTAAGTGCAAAAACAGCTGCTAGTTCTGGTATATTATATTTTAGAACTGCATATTTTAGTAGCTTACCTCAGCGTTAATCTATTATAATATCATAATAACCGCGATAATTTAATAAACCGGTATAAATAATAAATATGTCTCTAAAACTTAATTTAGTTGTAGAAAATCCTGATATTGCAGATCAGTTTGAAATTATTGAGGAAGAAACTAAAAACATAAATTCACCATCTAATCTCTATATTAAGGGACCTTATATGATGGCAGAGGGTGTTAATCGTAATAATCGATATTACCCACTAGCTGAGCTCGAGCGTGAAGTTGGAAGGTATAATGACGAGATGGTTAAACCTGGTAGAGCAATGGGAGAGTTAAATCACCCATCTTCTGCAGACGTAGATCTAGAGCGCGCATGCCATATTGTTACAGAGCTTAAACAAGACGGTAATGTTTTTTATGGTAAGTCAAAAGTATTAACTACACCGTGCGGTCAAATAGTAAGATCTCTTATTAATGATGGTGTTAAGGTTGGTATGTCTTCTAGAGCATTAGGCACTTTAGAAGAGAAAGCAGAATACAATCAAGTTAACAATTTAAAGTTAGTTGCTGTTGACTGTGTAGCAGATCCTTCTTATTCATCTGCTTTCGTTAATGGTATTCTAGAATCAAAGCAATGGGTATTGGCTGATGATGGTAAATATGAAGAAATTTACGATCAGTTTGAAGAGAGTGTATCAAATTTACCTAAAAAGAATGTAGATGAATATCTAAGAGAGCGATTTTTATCGTTTATTAATAGTATATAAGGCATAAATATAATTTATATGTCGGAATCTAATAATCTTGAGACAGCAGAAAGCGAAAGGACGGATATACCAGTTAATGCTAAATTAACACAGTTTATATCGGCTATTTCTGATAAAAATTATGCTAATGCACATAAATATTTAAAGAGCGCTGTTGAAACTAAATTAACGGATAGAATTAATAGTGCGACAGAAAAACCACTTTTTAAACATGACTAAAAAATCAATACTCCCGGACGGCGTAAAAGAAGTTTTGACTGAAGAGTCAATTACATCTGTTGAGAGCGCTATTAAAGATAAGTTATCATTAGCAGTTGAGGCTGCACTCACCGAGCAGGATGAGTTGTACTCAGAGAAACTACAAGAGTTAGTTTCTGCTATTGATAAAGACCATACAGCTAAACTAGAACGCGTAGTTGAATCAGTTGATAGAGACAATTCCAAGAAATTAACTCAAGTAGTTAATAAGTATGAAAAGGAATTGCATTCATCTGCTAAAGATTTTAAAAACGTTCTTATCGAGTCTGTTTCAGATTATCTTGAGGAGTATTTAGATGAAGCTGTACCACAGCAACAAATTTTAGAAGCAACACAAAACAGAACAGCTATGGAAGTTCTTACTAATTTACGTAAGGTGTTAGCTGTTGATGCATCTTTGATGAGTGAATCAGTTAAAGAAGCTGTAGTTGATGGTAAAACTCAAATTGATGAGTTATCCAAGAAGTTAGACACTCTACAAAAAGAAAATGCTGTTCTTAAAGAACAATATACTAAGACTAAGACGACATTATTAATTGAGACTAAAACTTCAGCATTACCTGAGAAAAAAGCTCAATATCTTCGTAAGATCTTAGAAGATAAAACACCAGCATTTATTGAAGAAAATTTTGAATACACCGCTAGGTTATTTGACAAGAAAGAAAAGGAAAGATTAGAAGTTATTAAGGAAGAAGCATTCACTCAACGTAAAGTTAAGGCAGATGTTCCTAAAGAACGACCAGTTAAAAAGCCGGTTGAAAATCCTTATATGGCTGAACTATCACGGATGAAATAATTTCCCCCTGAACAACGAGGCATTTGGTGCCTGAATATCTTGGAGCTAGACTCCATGAAGGTCGAAAAAGAAAGGAAACGAAAAATTATGAATAAACCACAATCATTTATTGATAAGAATAGAGCCGACACTCTCTTAGAGAAGTGGGCTCCTGTTCTAGATTATTCATCTGATAGCGTTAAGTCCATCGAAGACGACACAACCCGCCTTAATACAGCAATTCTTCTTGAGAACCAAGAGAAATGGTGTCTTGAGGAAGCTAACCAATCTGGTGCTGGTGGTTCTTTAGGAACTCCAGGTGCTGCTGTGTATAACCCTCCAGGAGGTATTACCTCTGGAGATAATTACGCAACTGGTGATGCACGTCTACCGAAGGTACTTATCCCTATGATTCGTCGTACGTTCCCCGAACTCATCTCTAACGATATTGTTGGAGTTCAACCTATGTCTGGTCCGGTTGGTCTTGCATTTGCTCTTCGCTATGCATACCAGTCTACTAAACTTGGAGATGGTACCGATGGTGCTTCATCTCTAGGCGGTGACGGCCCAGGCGTCGGCAACATCTATGCTGGCTCCGGTGGTGTAACTGCTTCAGGAGTACTTAGCTCTGAGCTCGGTTATCAACTACTTGACACACGCTTTACTGGTGCGTCATCAGTCGCTCTAAGCGGTAATAGTGACTTCACCTTTAACGCGCAAGATAATGGTGTTGCCCAGATTCTCAAGAACTTTGAGATTACAGGTGATATTCTACAAGTTGAAGTTAAATTCGAAAAAACAGCCGTTGAAGCTGGTACCCGTAGATTAGGTGCTCGCTGGTCTGTCGAATTGGAACAAGACCTCAAGAACATGAACGGTATCGATGTCGATGCTGAGATCACAAATGCTATGTCATATGAGATCCAAGCTGAGATTGACCGTGAAATGCTCATGAGAATGATACAAGCTGCTCTAGGCGCCGGTTCCGGTCCTGGGTATACAGTTTGGTCACCTGCTTCTGCAGATGGTCGCTGGCTTGTTGAACGTAATCGTGATTTCTATCAGAAACTAATCATTGAGGCCAATCGTATTGCTGTACGTAACAGACGTGGTGCTGCTAACTTTGTTGTAGCTACTCCACGTGTTTGCGCTATCTTAGAGATGCTCCCTGAATTCCAGTGGGTACCTGTACAAGGTGACGTTAACACACAACCTGTTGGTATTGCTAAGATTGGTTCGCTCGGTGGCAGGTTTAGCGTTTACCGTGATACCCGTACTGAAGTTGGTTACAACTCCGGTTACGATCAGTCCGCCGAGTACACTGGCGGTACATCTGGTATTGAGTATGCTCTCCTTGGTTACAAGGGTCCAGAGTTCTACGATACTGGTATCATTTACTGTCCTTACATTCCAGTTATGGTTCAGAGAACAATTGGTCCAAATGATTTCTCACCACGCGTCGGGTTACTAACTCGTTACGGTGTTGTTGATAATATCTTTGGTGCTAATCTCTACTACCATGTTGTTATTGTTCAGGGACTTGGTACTGCGTTTACTCCAGCTTCACAGTCAGTATACTTCTAATAGAAGCATCGCTGATTCAAGCAGCAGTCGCAAGACAATCACTAAGCAGCAGAGCTTTCGCTCTGCTGCTTTTTTTTGTTAAACACTTGTAAAAAAATATAATCTATACATAAATAACTATATGGCTGATTATAATGATATTAATAAATCTTTCGATTCCGGGTTATATGGTACTCGAGCTGGCGGTGGTGTAGCTCTAAATACTGCGTTGGAAAACGCGTTTGGTACCCCACACCCTATTAACAATACTGCATCAAACTCTGAGGTAACCTCTACAGGTAGGGGAGGAGAATTTTCACTTAGTGCTGCAAATAATTCAATGGCACTACTCTCATCTTCTAGTCATCACACTTTTGCGAATGACAAGGTTATAGGTCTGTTATATAACTACGTGCCAGCAGCAACTGGTGCTCATATAATGACTCATCATTTAGAA